AAATGGTACAAAGTTACCTACTCTTTGACCAGTGCCATTACCTTCATAGAGAGTAGGGGTAAAGTAGTCTATTCCTTGATAGTCTGGTGCAGATAGGTTTGCAGATGTTAATGGCTTAAAATCTTGACCATTTGCATGTAGTGACACACCATTTAAACCAAAATCAAAAGTTGAGTTTGGTGCAGTACCCCCAACTAATGCCGTTGGACACAGATCAAATCCACTATCTGGGATGGTGAACATCTCGTTGCTACCACCATCGGGATTACCAGAATTGGGGATTGTCCCGTTGTCAGACACCCACATTTTTCGAGTTTCAGCGTTGTAGTAAATTTGATAAACATCACCGCCAGAAGCAGCGTCTAAGTATGAACCAGATGGAGAAGCACCTTGCACTAAGTCACCAGTATGGCTATAGAAACCATAAAGATTTGTATACGAATAATCTCCAGCTTTCATGTCGGCAAAATTACGCACACCATATATCAAATCAGCATCTGTGGTGTTGGTAATTTGCCAAACCCATTTGCCAGTTTTGGGAATAATAATGCCGGGGTTAATATCATCTCCATTTCCAGTTGATCCAGATGCAGTTGTATTACCGTTTGATAGTGTTGTAGAAAATGCAGCACTGAGTGGGTTTAGAAGAGGATAAACTAAGCTGGGTGTATTAGTGCTTTGATTAGCTGCTGCCATACTAGTAGGTGTAAAATCATTATTGTTGGAACTGATATCATTTCCCAGATCAGAACTATCTCCAAAGTCAAGACAGAAGCTATTACCTCCTGCTGTGGATGCAAGAGCAGCTATGTCTGCATCAGACTTTGGAGCATACTGAGAACCATTAGTACCAAATGTAAAGGCATCTAGGAAATCTGTAACGGCAGCAGTGCCAGCTTGGATAGATTTTCCCACAAGCATTGTTGCTTGAGCTACATAATTATTTAAAAATAAACTGTTTGAGACTCCATTGTTATACCCACCGATAAAATGGAGTCCAGCATTGCCCCATGCCGCTGGAGCCGCTGACAGCGCAGAGCCAGACGTTAAAGCTAACGTCGTTTCCCTAACTCCATTTACATACAACTGCACCGAATCTGTTTCATTTGAGTCAATGCTTAAAATTAAATGATACCAACCAATGTCCCTAAAAACTCGACTAGTTTTATACGCAATTGTAGCTGCATTAACATCTTCTATGTGGATTTCAATCATATCGTCGCTGGCGTGCCACACAAAACGATTAACTAAATTTGTCCCGCTAATATTTTTTAATCCAGAAAAAATCGCTTGATCTGTAGATGTAAAAGAATTTCGTTGTACCCACGCTGCAAACACAAGACGGGTTTGTGCTGACCCACTACTAAATGTTTTGGTCAGGTAATCTGCTGTACCGTCCAGCCAGATGGAATTACCAATTTCAGATGGGTCAAAAGGTGCAGTAGCGCCAGTAGCTCCAGAAGCTCCAGCAATCAAGTTATTTTGAAACACCATTCTACGAAGGCACCTTTACGTCAAGAGAAGCAACAGCTTGTATAATCGAAGCACTCATAACAATATAGTCAATACGATCTACAGCCGCTGCGGTGGTTGTAAGAGTAGGAGCAGTTCCACCCGCAAACGCCCATTTGTTTCCAAACGCAAGTGTACGACTACCTGTTCCGTCTTGTGTAACAAATATAGAGCCAGTTTGCCCAGCGTCAATGTTATTTGGATTTGCTAGTGTACGATTTCCGGCTAAAGTTACAGAAAAATTCTGTGAAGTATCAAGATCAGCGGTAATAGTAGAACCATCAGTAAGCGCACTAATAGTCGCAAGTGCAGGGCCATTTACAGAAAGTTTCTTTGCAGGAGACGAAGTGTTAATACCTATATTTCCTGCCGACGTAATGGACAAAGCATCCGTATCGGACGCACTGCCAATCGTACCCGCATCTGGCACAACAATGTTTCCACCAGTGGTCATTGTGCCGCCACCTGTATACGTACCAGAAACATCTAGATTTGCGTTTACGTCCATTAAGGTAGCATTTACTTCTACCTCATCCGTAGCGTTAATATCCAGAATTGTAGCACTAGGCGCGTTAATAAACTGTGAAGCATCGTTAAACTGAAGAGCCATTGTGCTATTCAGCAAAAGACCCGTATCGTGTACGTGTGTAAGCGTTACGTCATTGTCTGCACCAAAACCAATAACAGAAGCATCAGACGCTAGTTTTACATCGTGATTAAAAGAAGCTGTTCCGGCGTCACTGCCATCAATGGTCAAAAAGGTTGTATCGGAACTACCGTCTGTTCCCTTTAGTATAATATCGGTATCATTACCCTGTGCGTCAATAGTAATGTTGCCCGTAGATGTTGTAAGATTAACAGCGGCATCTCCAGCGGCTATGTCATCAGCAGCGGTTGCTACGGTAGCGTAAGTTTTAATATCAGATGCCGGAATAGTCTTCATGGTTCCAGCGTCATTTATGATAAACCCATCAGAGTCTGCAATTGTAATTGAACCACCTACAGACGTTCCACCGTCAAGAAGGTTTATTTCAGTAGCAGTAGAAGTTACATTTGTACCACCAATATCCAGCGTAGTCATAGAGACTTCACCAGCAACTGTCAGAACACCACTAGCTACAGTCATAAGGTCTGTATCGCCTGTGTGTCCTATTGTGGACCCGTTGATGATTACGTTATCTACTGTAAGAGTTGTCAAGGTGCCTACAGACGTTAGGTTAGGCATTGCTGTAATTTCATCATCAAAGTACGCTGCTAGGTCTGTAACAGCAACTTGTTTCATTGTACCAGCATCATTAAATACAACACGGTCAGCATCTGCGACTGTCGTAGCACTTGCAGAGGTGCCGCCATCCATAATGTTTAGCTCTGCACCTGTAGAAGTAATTGCAGTGCCGCCAATAGACAAAGCGTTTGCTACTGTGACGCTTCCTGCAAAAGCTGCTGTAGAACTCGCTACAGTAGAGTTAGGCGTTAAGGTCATGTGCGTAACGTACGTACCCGCACTGTTAATGTCGTTGCCTAAAGTAAGAGTACCGCCATCTGCTACGTTTACCTTCCACTCATCTCCCGCATCGTCGCCTTGATCTGCTTTAAGAACAATACCTAATGCAGCGCCCTCTACGTTTGCTGCAATCTCTAAAGCGTTGTTAGTGGTCTCATCGTATTTAATTGTGATGTCTTCGTTTGTTCCAAGAATAAGACTTTTGTCATCAATAATTTGTACATCATCATCAAATTTAAATTGATCTTCGTCCTCCATCCAAGAAAGCACACCGTCACTTGTTTCACCGTCAAAGGTCAGAACAATATCCGTTCCGGCTGTTCCCAATCCAAACGTCAAAGCATGTCCTCGTAAGGCTGTTACGTTTCCACCCTCTCCAGCGGTCCCGTCATGCGTGTGTCCACTTGTTCCAAAAGCACTTAGAATAGCGTCAAATTCATCATTAGAATCTGCGGCGTCGATAGTGTCGCCATCGCTAAAAGAACTTTGTCTTGCTGAATACGCTGTACCCATTTTTATTACATCCTTGTTCCCGGTGTGAACTCTAGTTGAAAACCTTTTAGTGTGATTGGTGGATTACTTGAAGTATCGTCAACCTTTACAACAGCCGTAAAGCCGCTGCCTTCGATAGATTGGCGTATAATGGGAAAGCCATCAGAGCCGTAAGACGATGTTCCGTAAGTACCGCTGCCGTATACGGCTTGTGTACTTTGCGTAGTTAAAGAATAATCCGCTGGTTGGGGTGTGGCTGGGTCTTCAAAGTCAAACTTTACTCCAAGAGCCAAAGCTACTGAACCCTCTGCATCGTAGTTTACGTTAATACGTTGCATGTTTTTACGAATACCTGCATCTCCCAGTGTTAAGTCTGGAGAGCGATAACTTGCCTGTATGTTTGTACCTGAAAAAGTATTTCCCGACTCTTGCTTATACACAAAACCGTCAAACCCACCATGTACTACAAGTTCATCATCATCAATAAATTGAGAGTCTGAGCAAGAAGGTTTAATACCCTTTATTTCAGACCATTCCCAGCCTACCTGTCCTTGAGGATTTGCTTTAATTACGCCAATAATACCCTGTGCAGAGACTTCAGTACCTCCTGTTGTAGGTCTAAAAATTCTGTATTGACTTTTATCTCTAATAACAACAGAGCTAATACGATCAAGAGAAATGTTTTGAAATCTACGTTGAATAGGCTTGGAGATAACACCTAGTTCTGTATCACCAATACGCGCTGTACCTTGAACTGTACGAATACCATCCGGTCCCAGAAAGACTAAATCACCTCCTATTTCCTGTATGCTAAATCCGTCAAGGCATCCTAAAGTACGAGAAACAGGAGCTATAGTAAATGATGAGCTTGAGTTTCCGGTAAGTTTAAATATTCTATCTTGGCAGAAAACAAACAAGCTATCACGGAATACTTTAAGTCCGGTTATGTTATCATCAACCTTAATGGACCCTGCACCACTACCGCTTGTAAAGTCATCTTCGTTAAAAGGTACAGAAAATACCAACTCTTGAGGTGTAGAGGACATTCCTGCATAAAACATGTGTTCTCTAAAAGATGCTACAAATTTAGCTCCTGCTACAGAACTTTCAGATATTGTAGTAACAGTAGTATCGTTGATAACTCTAGGTCCGTCAGAACCATTCGACATAATAATCTTTTCGGCGTTCTCGTAGTTAAATCTTTCAAAATAACTTCTTGCAGAGGTTGTTAGACCTGTAGCTATGTTTGTCCAAGAACTTCCAGTGCCGTAAGCTAAAACTCCTCCAGATACAGCATAAACACGTTCGTTGTATATTACTACACCCTGTATAGTGTTAGTGCCATTTACTTGAGAAGAAGAATACTTTGCCGTACCGCTAAGACGGCGATAGCCACCTAACACAGACGGTTCAAAGTTTTGTAGCTTTGTAGCGGCTCCGGGCGGCATAGAATAAACATCTTGGTCTAGCATAAGACCGCCAGAAGTGGTGACGATACTTGATGTTACTTCTTGTGTCATGGTGATGTATTATACAACCTCATACCAGCGGGGTAGATGTAATCTTTTGTATTAATTAATTCTATTCGCATACGCGCTAAACCTTCTTTGTAATCCTTTTCGGAAAGTTGTGCAGCGGGTATGTTTGCACGAAGAATGTGACAATAGTACTTTCCACGATTTACAATAACATCGTCATAGCGTGACGGTAAGTCAGGGCTATCACCGTGTGCTGAAAGATCGGTGTGTGTTTTGTAGTATTCATAGCGAACACTTAAAGTACCTCTGTCGGGTATTGGTGTAAGACCGTACTTGTCATCAAAAGTTTCATAGACATAGTAGGGAATACCAAACTGATCTGTGTCAGTAGGGTTTAAGTCACGATCTGAAAACTTATCCAACCATTCATTATAGGAAAGAAAGGTAAGTTTTTTAGGAGAAATATTTTCCGAAACTTCCACATTGTCTACATCGTGATTAGAAGATGCAGAGTTTACAAACCCTACTACTGTTGTGGTAGAACTGGCTGTAAAGGT